CAATAATAGTTTTTTCTGACGGGTCTAATAACATTTGTTATGCAGCCTTTTCTGTTTCTGGTTGTTTAGTTAGAGACTGCGAAAGCATATTAATGAACGCCTCTCTACCTACTTCAAGCTGCTGCACATTAAAGCGCGCGCTTGATAACTTACGATCAAGATCAACTATATGATTAATCATAGTACGTTGTTGATCTGACATATTATTTAAATCATATTCTACGTTATTAACTACAACAGGGTTCTTTTTATCTTGTCCCATTGTTTAGTCCTTTCAATTTATTTTTAGCTTGACCAAGGTAAACCTGATTCTGTTTGCTCTAGAGGAGCAAGTTTTTCATTTAATTGTGCCAGAAGTTTATTTTCTATTTTTGTGGCTAAACGATCTGTAAGTTGTACCTTAACCCAGTCTATAAGCTGGGCTTCTGTTAAATTTTCAAAAGCAGTAAAATTTGATAAATCGTTTAGTTGAGGGTGCGATGAACCTTCACGACTAACAGATACACCCGTGTCTGGATCTGTTTGTGTACAAGTCCAATGAACGTCATAAACAACTTTATTATGACCGTCTTTTTGTACGTAATAGTCTAATTTTCTAATTGACCATATAGCAGGCATTTGTTTCTCCTTAGTGACCTATTGCTATATAAGCAACATACGCAGGGCCACTATCCCATGTTAAATCAAAATGGTTTAGACTTGATGTATAGTCTACGTCAATTGTCATATTTTGATAATTAGCTGCATTATCTATTTGTGCAAGCGTTATGCTATAAACTTTAGTACTAAAAGCTGAAGGATACGAAATTACCATGTCTGTACCACCGTCTGCTACACGACCCCAATTTAATTTTAAACCGTTTGGTAATAGTGTATATCCATCATTTGTTCCAAAGCTAGAAGTAAGACTTGTTCCGTCTTCTTGAAGATTGCCAGTAAAGTTTACATTTGTGGCAGTTAAATTTGTAGGCGTAAATGTTCCACTGTAAGAACCACTCATAGTTAAAGTGCCAGTGCTTGTGATTGTACCGCCTGATAAACCATTACCTGTTGCTACACTAGTAACACCAGAGCTTGTAACGTAACCTGCACCGTTTGTTAGCTGGTTATTATTTGTAACATTTGTTGCACCAGCAGCTATGCCGTCAAGTTTAGTTCCGTCAGTTGCAATATCACGACCATCAACAGTACCGGATACAGTTATGTTACCAGTAACGCTAACACCGCTAGTATCTGTTGCAATCCGTGCCGTATTATCATAGTACAGTGTAACGGCTCCATTGTCTACCATTGTAGCCATTGTTTCAGCACCATCAGCGCCACCTAAAAAGTCAATCTGTGATGCTGCAATTTTAAGATTGCCTGTGCCAGCGTCGGTAATGTATGAATGTAAACCGTCATGGTATACTTTAAGATCTGCACTTGTACCAAATTGCGCTTCAGCATTATCTGCCCATATCATAGCGTTTGCAGAACGATCCCATGTAACGTCATATGTAGCTGTAACACCATCAAAGGTTACGTCATTATTAAAGGTAGCTGTACCTGAATGAGTTGAAGAAGCAAGCGTAGCTGCACCACTTGCGCTTATTGTAGTAAACGCACCGCTTGACGTAGAGCTAGAACCTATTGAAGTACCATCAATAGCACCTCCATTTATATCTACTGTAGTAAAGGTAGACGTTCCAGTTGAGGTTACATTACCTGTAACATTGCCTGTCAGATTACCAGTTACGTTACCCGTAAGATTGCCTGTTAGTACGCTAGAACCACTAGTTGTGACACCACCGTCTTTAAGAAGAACACCATCAATAGTTACACCAGATGCTGCTGTAGTTTCGTTAATAGTGTTTGTGGTAAGAGCTTGACCAGCACTAACAACAATATTATTGCTGCCCGTTGTGTTACCTACTGCAAGAATTTCTGAAAGTGTATCTACTGTATCTACTTGAGCGTCTACGTATGCTTTAATAGCTTGCTCTGTAGCTAAATGTGTAGCACTAGCAGACGCACCGGACAAACCACTGTCATTACGAATACCAGTAACCGTAGTAGAACTGTTAATATTTAAGCTTGTGCCTGTTGTAAGCGCACCACTTGCAGCTAGAGTTGTAAACGAACCTGCCGCAGCTGTAGTACCACCAATAGGTGTACTGTTAATGGTAGCGCCATCGATTGTACCACCATTAATGTCTATAGTAGTAACTGTACCTAAATTTGACCATGTGCCTGTTAAAGAACCGCCGCTACTAGCGGTTAATGTACCACCCACTGTAAGCACACCGCTAATGTCTGTAGTTGTAGCGTTAATGTCTAATGTAGCTGTAGCTATTTCTACTTCAACGTCTGCATCAATGTCTAACTGACCATCAACGCTTGAATTAATAAATATGGCAGTGTCACGAAATTGAACTTTTTTGTCAGTTGCTACAAGAATATCTTCACCTAAACCGTCGATGTAAGCAGAACCATCTATATAAATATTTTTATATTGTAAAAGACTAGTGCCTAAATCTAACGTATTTGTTGTCTTAGGTTTAACTTCAGTAGCGCTAACAACGAGATCTTGTACAGGGCCAACAACAGTAATAGCACCGCCTTCTGCTGCTGTACCGTCATGCGTATGACCAGACGTACTAAAAGCACTTACGATAGCATCAAATTCACCATCAAGATCCGCAGCATTAATAATGTTACCGTCAGTAATATTATTAGACGTGTCGTTTCTTGTATATCCCGTACCCATATGTTATCTCCTTGCGTTGTTAGCGTATTCTATCGTAACAGCGTCTAATGCAAACGAAGGATTAGTACCGTCGCTTTCAAATAATAAAGATCCTGTATAACCAGAACCAATTAATTGTGCCTCAAATACATATTGTAGTTTACCACCAAATGAAGCACTACCATATGTACCAGCACCGTATAAAGACACAGCAGTTGAACCTGCAAGTATGTTATTTATGTCAATAGCTTCCGGCTGAATGCCTTCTGCTTGGTCAAAGTCTAGTTTTAAATAAGCGTCAAATGAAACAACGCCCGCAGGATCTGTATATAAAAACATTTTGTAAAAAGTTTTACGTATTCTTGGATCTTGTATTGGTAAATTAGGCGTTGCAAATATGGCGTATATGTTACCACCGTCAAAGCTATTACCCTGTTCTAGCTGATAAATGTAACCGTCCTTACTACCAAATACAATGTACTCTACACCTTCATGCAAATGGCTGTCAGCAACATATGCTTCTATACCTCTTGTTTCTGAACAACCAAAACCGCCGCCGCCTTCTTCAGATAACTGTGTTACAATTACACCTCTAGCATTTTCTTTTGAATACGAACCATTATAACCTAAAATTCTGTACTGAGATTTACCTCTAATAGTTATGCTTGAATATGTTGTACTAGAAGTAATAAAACTATTAAACTGACTCTGTATAGCTTTTGATACGTTATTAAAACTAAAGTCTCCTACCCTATCTGTAGCACCTAATAGTCTAAGACCGTCAGGCGCTAGAAACATTACGTCTGTACCTACTTCCTGTATAGAGTCTCCTGCCAAACAGCCAATGTCTCTAGTTACAGGATCTAATCTAAAGTCAGCTATTGTAGACCCGCTTATTCTAAAGATAGAATTTTCTGTAAAAATAAATAACTGCTCTCTAAATACAGAAAGTCCCGTTATGTTATCACCTACATTTAGTGTACCAGCACCATTAGCTGCACTAAAGTCTGAATCTGTATATACTGCTGTAAAAGTTATACCAGAACCTTTAGCAAAAAACAAGGTATTTTTAAAGTTTTTTACATGAGTTGCTGCGGTTACGTCTGCTGGAGCGCTATTTAAAACGGTATACGTAGTTCCATCATATATAGCTGGATTGTTGACTCCATCCACAAATACAATTTTATCTGTCCCATCAAAGTTATACCTGTCAAAACGAAGTCTCCCCGCACCGTCACGCGATGTAGATAAGAATGTAATTGCAGCATTGTCTGCTGGACTACTAGCTAATGCAGGATTAATTGCTAGTGTAGATGCACCAGACGTAACAGTTGCATTAGCCGTTACCGTATAAACTTTATCTACTCCAGCAATTTTAAAAACGTCACCTACGCGCGGCGCAGCTGTTAATCCATCAATAGCCAAACTAGATCCTGTCTGAGAACCACCATTAACTAAAGCACTACCGTAAGACGGAACATTTATATGTGTAAAACCAGATCCAGTAGTTTTAAATAAATCAAAATTACGTTGAACTATTACTGAGTCTTCAAAAACAGCAAGCCCTGTTAATAAGTGTTCTGTAGTTGTTGAAGCAAATGTTACAGCTACAGCGTTAGCAGGACTACTATCTAGTGACGTAGATAATGTTAAGGTAGCTCTATTGTTTGTGGCGTCAAAACTAACGCTACTTACAGTATACGTGCCAGACACACCTGTTATAGTAAGGGTATCACCTGCTTCGGGAGTTTTATGTATGTTACCAACAATTAATGTTGTGCCTGTTTGAGATGCACCATGAACTACAGGTACTCCGTATGGAGGCACTAACGTGCTGTCGTATTTATCATAACCATTAATACGACGATAACCACCTTCAATAGATGGCTCAAAGTTACGTAATATTGTAGCACTACCCGGAGCGTTTAGTCCCTGCTGTAAAGGGCTAAGATTAGTTACAAGACCACCTCTAAACTCAATAGGGTAAGTTTGCCATGTTTCCATTATAGTGAATCCAACGATGAACCTGCGTTAGAAGATGAAGCAGCTAAACGCCCCCCACCCTGATTGTTACTAACCATATAGCTACGTAGGTATTCATATCTGTTAATAAGCATACTACGCATATTTTTAATACCGTCTTCAAACTTCTGTAACGATACCGTAGCCATTTGTGTGTCACCTCTAAACAGATAAGCGTAGTACATTGACCCATCTACAATAATATGTTTAAAGCGTTCTGGTACGTTGGCTACGTCTGTAGCAAGTTCTAAGTCTACTGGTATACGATAATATTCATAAACAACAGTATACGCTTTGTCTGGTGGAGGAACCATACCGTACTCTAAAGACGGTGCATGAAATACATAATTCGGTAAGCTATTGTTTAACGTAAGGGTTTTGTATTCTTGTGATACAGCTTTTTCTAAGTATTCTTCGTAATCTATTACCTTTAGCTTTTTAGTATTAGCACTTATAGAACTATCTTCTTTAATTCTAAAACTATCAAAGGCAATAACTTTACAGTCATATGGAAATGGATAGCGTGTTATGCCAGCAGTAAGTGTGTCTTCCTGCATAACATGATTAAAGGGCCAGCTATATTCAGATTGATTGATGTGCCTAATTGAGGCATTGACTGCATCTTTAGCATGAGCATAGAAACCTTTAGCTGTACTAAAGTTACTAGCCGTTAGCTCAACTTCGTTAAGCCGCCTATTGACTTCGTTTACAAGACCGAGAAAGTTGTATGCCATTATTTCTCTCTTATAGTTAGTTTAATAGACCGTTCAGCTGTGCTTCCTGTATTATCCGTCATTCTGCACATGAAGGTATATTCACGATTAAGAACACCACCACCGATATTAATTGTAGCTACGGTGTTAGTGTTTGACTCTGCTACATTTTGAATACTGTCAGTAACTGAACCACCAGATGCAGTAGTTAAGTCTTGACCAGAAGCAAGTGTAGTCTTGCCAATCTCATTAGTTTTAACGTACCAAATAACAGAACTAATAGTTGTTTCAGCAGACTCTAAAAAGCGTGACCAATCAACGCTATAGTCTAAGGTTTCGTCAGGATCTTTAACAGGCCATCTAAAAGACATTTTATTATTACTCCGTTACGTAAACAGTTCGATCATACGAATCAGTTTGTCTTTCTACATAAACAGTACGTTGTTCTTTAGGTACTCTTACAGTTCGATCATATGTTGTAGACATTATGCAACTCTCGGTATGTATACACAGCGTTTTTTACTATAGACATTTTTAACGCCTTCAAAGTCAAATATTACACCTAATGTTGTTGGCGAACCTGCCGTTATGTTTAATGTACTAGATGTAAGTACGTGTACTACATTAAGCTTTAGTGTACCTATAGAGCCTGTACCTTCAACTCCAACGGTGTCTACTAAGAACGTAATAAACGGAGTACCTATAGAGCCTGTAGCAGATACGCCTGTTGGTACTACCGCAACATTTGGTTGTACTGTACCGGATGCACCTGTTGCAGAAACTCCGCTAACATTTATAACAGAGTTAAGCTGTACTGTACCTACAGATCCGGTAGCGCTTACACCGCTTACAAAGTGTACTAAGTTAGGTGCTACAGTACCAACGCTGCTAGTGCCTGTTACGCCGCTTACAGGCTGCACTACTGGTACGGTAAGGCTACCTATAGAGCCTGTAGCAGATACGCCTGTAGAAGGCTGTAAGACGGGTACAGTGACGTTTCCAGAACTACTTGTACCAGATACACCATTTATACTTACGTTAGCAGTAAGGTTTAAGGTAATAGTACCTAAACTGCTAGTGGCAGATACGCCCGTGACAGCTACATCAGCGTCTATGTAGGCGCTACTAGCTAATGGAAAGGAAGCTAGAGGTGATATAGCGGTCATATGTTAAACCTTAGTCGGCGTCAGCTATGGTTAGCTCACCTGCTTCTACTTGGCGCATGATCTCTGCGTAGTGGCGGTTGGTGGGGTCTAGTGGGATGTAAAAGTCATCTTCATCTGTTATTACGTGGATAGATACATTTTCACCATAACTAGAAATATATTGGACTAAAGTGTAAGTTGTTTTTGAATGTAAATTCATAATTTATAGCTCCGCATCTGCTGCATAACCCACACGACCAAAAGCGTTACCTGATCCGTTATTCCACTCAGTCCTGTCTGTTTCATTAACTACATAACGAAGTTGCATACCTGTGTTACTGGAGTTTGTTGAGTTCGGACTTATACTTATTTCTTTGTTGGCTACTCCGGGTATTTCTATTCTTAGATAACCAGATCCAGATTGAGCAAAAAAAGTCGTTGATGGTGATGCTCTCATTTCTATAGGAAATATATCGCAAAAATCGTAGATTTGATTGTGTTTGTTAAAAGTACCAATCCCGTTACTTGTATTCCAACTATTATTAAGAACATTTGAGCCGCTGCTTGAAACGGTTTTATAATAATACCTCTGACACGCTCTTAGTTCTTCCCCATATGAACGGTTCTCATGCGGGGTTGCTACGTCGCCAGTCTCCAGCATTACTCCAGTCAAATACCAAGTAGCTCCAGATGTACCAACCACGCTAGTTGCACCAGTTGCAGAGAAATCATCGCTTGAGTTCCAAGCTCCAGCGGTTCCACTGCGACTAGAACCAACACCTAATCCAAAACTTACCCAAACACCTGTGCTAGTGGAAGCTCCTACCCAAGTCCCAGAAGTGTCACCAGCAATTGTAATGGTTTTATATTCAAACGTGTTGGCGGAAGATATTGTGTAAGTAAATGGATACGCTCTATTTCGTGCGCTATTTTTAATTGCGCCTCCAAACGTACCAGTCAAACTAGAACGAACCCAAAAACTAAGCGTTATTGTTTTTGCGGATGACGTACCAAAAGCAAGATCAAAAGTATTATACCCTTCAATTTTTTGTTCTACATTGAAAATGTTATTTGCACTATCTGCGGTGGAAGCAAGAGAAGTTACTAACAAAGAATTAGAAAAACCATCCGGTGCTGTTGTTGATCTTTGTACACTAAATATACCTGTTGCTGCGCCACCGTTAAAAGAATTAACTTTCCAACGATCTAAACCATATCCACCATTAATTGCGTTCCAAGTACCACCAGAGTTTCTTTGGTCGATTAACATTGCAGAATTAATAATGCGATTCCGCGTGCCGCCGAGTTGACCGACGTTCAGGCCATTTGGATCAATCGTTGAGACAGCCATTCGTTACGTCCTTATGGTTTAGTCGGCCATACTACGTCGTCTAGTGACGTATAATTTGCAGGTACATCCCGCAATGCCTGACGGTATGCAGTCTGCTCTGCCGTCATCGTGCGGTCTGCTACTGCCCACCAATCTGTCTGTGCTAACCTACGGTCACGTTCTTCACGCAAGAGGCGCATAGGTTCAGCGGCAATCAACCCATTACGGCACTGCTCGATCTCAGCCCATGTCACTCCCCAATCGGCAGGGTTGCTGCTTTCAATTCCAGTGCCGTTAGCATCTGCGCCCGTAATCTTACGGAACATTGAATTGAACTCTGCTTCATTGGTTGGATCGCCGCGAAGTACCCATTCGTTGACGCCAAGTTCTGTTAATGCATTTGCTATTGTTGTCATTTGTTTATCCCTTTAACCTGCTATTTCCATGAGTGTCATAGTACTAATAGACAAACCATTTGGCATTATCTGTAGAGCGCCCGTATTATTTTGAAGCATTCTACCATATAAAGTATAACTAGTACTGCTAGTTGAACTCGGACTATCTACATATTGACCGCATAAAGTAAGACCAATCATGCCACTTCCTACAGATGGGCCGTAACCAGCTTCATTAAAAAGGTCTATTATTTTACTACCGCCCCTATAAAGCTGAAACCGTGCAGCGCTATCTGTGTAACTTCTAAACTCACCTAAAGTAACGGTTACAAGAACAAGACTAGAAGATGAAGTTGGAGTAATTGTAGCAGATAGACCTGTAGAGGTTTCAGTAGTTGAAGAAATATTAACAGAGCTTGTACTTGTACCTTTAACTACCTGCAAAACTGTTCCACTATTGTTTATACCCAGATCGCCGATTGTAGGAACACCACCAGCCGCAGTCTGGATCGTATCGACTTTGATCGTGCTGGTCATTGTGCGATCTCCATGACGGTTAATGTGGAAACACCACTGAGACTGCCAGCTTGCGAAACATTTAAGTGAAGCGGAGTAGTGCCACCAACTCCGAAGTGTTCAACTTGGTAAGTTACCGACGACGTTGTTGACGGCGCGTCAATATACATACCTGAAGCGTTTAACAACAAAACAACTGAGTTGGCTTGTCCGTAATTGTTATCAAGGCCAAACCAGCCATCCGAAGTTGACCCAACACCATACCCTCTGGCGATGTGAGTGCCGTTCCTTTTTAATCTAATATGGTTTCCGCATCCGTTGTTGGAGGTGGAATACGAAATGTGGCAGGTAATATAAAACTTACTTGAACTGCTTTGCGGCGTTATCGAAACAGCAAGTCCAGCTATATCGCTTGCGGAAGCACTGTTGCTATAAGTGGCGGTGGTATTCACAAACGCTTGTTTAACCTGCACTACATGGCCCGGAATGCCTACGCCAGTACCCAAATTCGGCTGGAGATTGTCAACGTAGAGAGTACTCATCCTGCAATCTCCTGTCCTATTAAAGTACTTTCAGTAGTACTGGGACTAAAATACGCTTCCGTTGTATTATATCTAAAATTAGTAGATTGACTTGCGTTTATCTGTACTTTGTACTGTATTGCTTGGGTTGTGTTTGGGCTATCTAAATACTCGTAACCGTAGTGTATTTGTGTATAGTCATTAAGATTTGATCCGTAATAGGCTTGTCTTGCTCTTTGAGAAACAAGGCTCCATCCACCATTGTTTATGTTTCTCATTAAACGCATACCAATTGAAAGCGCAACCGTTGCTCTAACGATACCAGTAGCACTGTTACTTAAATAAATTTTACTACTTGTTTGGGTAGGTGTAATAGTCAGCACGGCCCCAACATCTAACCAAGTAGCTGCCGTAGTCGTTTGTAATTCAGTTGTGGACGCTGCTTGTACTACCTGCAAGACATGACCCGGTGCATACAAAGTCTGACCACTCGGTATCAATACCGTGTTAGCATTAGCCCCACTCGATGGACCTTGTAAGTTTTGAACTGTTAATGTTCCAGCCATGTCATATCACCGTTAGATTGCCATTGACAGTAAGCGTTACGCCTGTGTCTATGGTAAGAGGTCCAGCGCACGATGCGTTCTCGTCAGATGCAATAGTTGTGTCTGTTGATAACGTCTGATCGTTGATCCTGAAGATCGCGGTCTCAACCTTGGTCAACGTGGTAGAGAACTTAGGTGCCGTTATGTTGCCAGAGAACACACCACCGTTTGCAGCACTGACCGCATCAGCAATGTTAGCAATGTCGTAGGCTACGATCTCCACGATGTCACTAGCCGCTGCACCACTGGTTAGTACTACAGAAGTCTTAGTTGTAGCTGTGTAGTCTGTCACTGGCTTTAGCAGTACACCGTTCAGAAACACATCGACGTATGCAGCGTCTTCATACTTAAGCGTCTTGCCGTCGTCGTCACTGCCACTGAACGTGGTCTGGCTAGCTGTAGCCGTGAAGATGAAACGACTACGAACTCCTGTATTCGGTTGTCTGCCTAGGTAGGCCATTACGGTGTCTCCAGTGCTGCAAGTCTGGTTTGGAGGTCTTCGATTAGAGCTTGAGAGAAAGCCCCGCTGAATGTACCGTCTGCTAAGTCCCGCGCTCTTGACATAGGTTAGTCTCCGTTTGGAAGCTGGCTACTGGCTAAGTATTCTTGATACGCCGCAATAACTTCATCCGTCCAAAGAACTTGAGCAACTGCTTGCATTTCAGGACATTCATTTGTCATGTCATCACCCGGATATTTCGCATGGCGGTGATATTGACGTCCAACCTCAACCCCATCTTTTTCAACAATATCGGAGCGACGACACTCCAAAATACTGAAGGGAGGGATGATTTCAATTTTGTTTTCTTGACGCTCAGTAAAAGACATTTCAGTCATTCTCCTTACTATTTATTGGATTTATGGGGCGCGATAATTCATTGTCAGCCAAATGTTTTGACCGCCACTAAAATAATTACCGTCCATTTTAAGTTGTGTGTTACCTTGAACTAAAGCAATTGCTTTCGGCCCTGTGCTTAAAGGAGCTGAAAACGCGCCACCACTCGCGGCAAGAATAGACCCAACGCCCTGATGCAGCGAGGTTGAATTAGCGGTAGGGTGACCCATAATATATTGAAAAGATGCGCTTACATTGTAAAGATACATCCAAATAGTAATCATATTGCCAATTCTAGTGTATCTACCACTGGCGGTTCCAACCGAAACACTTGAACCACTGCTGTTATAAAGTGATGGGGTCCACGATCCTTCTTCGTATATGTCGATCAGATTTGAAGATGCGGTCCCGCCAAGGTACACGCCGCCGGAGAGGTAGAGGTTTCTCACACGTTTATTAGATGCGCCAAGATCAACAGAGCCGTCTGTGCTTGCTCCGTTTTTATTGGATAACAATATATTGCCATCACCACCAACAATACCAGAGCCAGTTACGCCAGAAGCAAACGTTGTGTAGTAAGTTGATCCAGATACAGACCCAATACTTCCCACCGTTGTGCCGTCTTTCATAAAGCCAGCTATTTCACCATCTGTGCCTGTTCTATTAAACCCCGCAGCACCTAAATTAGCTTTAGCAACATCAAGAGCATACCCATTTGCAGTAGTATGCCCAATAAGAACTCGCTCACTGGAATCAATAGTCATCGCAATAGCATTTGCGTTATCGTCGATACCCGGTGAGGTAAACGCGCCTTGTACCGTCAGTGCTGAAGTATAGGTAGTAGCTTGCTCAATAGTAGTAGGCGGAACAATGCTCTGAACCGCTGGGCCAAGATGAACAGCGTAGATGTTAGCTGTACCAACTGGCGGTGCACTGGTGAACGTAAGCGTTGTACCACTGACACTATAGGCCACAGTTGGATCTTGAATGACGTTCTCTACGACTACGCGCAGGTTGTTCGTGGTGGACGGTTGAGACAGGGTGAACGCGGTGGTAGACCCGTCGCCGTTGAAGCTGTCCTTAACGGTATTAGTATAGGCTTCTGCTGGTACGTTGCCTAAGTAGGGCATCAGGTGATCTCCAGAATCGACATTACCACGTCTACGGAAGACGCTGTGTCTGACTTGACCTTTATGCTATCTAAAGTTTCTAGTACTACTTTTTGATCTCCACCAATAATTACTAACGAACCACCTGCCGGAACTGGCGCTTCCTTAATTAAGTACGTATCGTTTGTACCGTCATTGACTGTTGCGTCAACTAAAACCTGCGACGCTGTTGTATTAGATACAGCCAAACCAATTACTGTAACCTGCGTAGAAGACGCTACCGTGTAGCTACCTACCGCAGTAAGTGACGTTCCTATTGAACGAGAGAGTTTTCGTTTAAAAGTATTTGCCATTTATTTATCCTAACGCAATGGCTAGTGCCACCGCTGTTCCCGCTTGATCTACGTCTAGATTTGTACGTGCCGTAGCTGCATCACTAGCGCCTGTGCCGCCATCCGCTATTGCTAAGTCTGTAGTAAGTGTTAAACCGCCTGTAATTGCAACGCCTGTGCTGGTGGTGGCAAATTTAGAGGCGCTGTCATAGTAAAGCACTACTGCCCCATCAGCTGCAAATGTTGCGTAATTTTCAGCTGTATATTTACCTAAGATTAAGTTATTAGCACGAATATATAAATTACCCGTACCCGCATCATCAATAAGACTATGAGAACCATCGTGATAAATCTGTAGATCAGACCCAGCGCCAAAGATGGCTTTTACGTTATCACTAAAAGTTAAATCACCGGATGTTTTAGTGTCAGCAGCATCACTTCTTAAGAAACTTCCGCTGTCAATTCCGTCTAATAGATCAGCGTCTAGACCTGAACTAGCACCATCAACAGTTTTAATAGCAGTTAGTATTTCAGACGCTGTTTGATCTGCTGTAGCACCTGACTCAATACCGTCTAGCTTAGTACCATCTGTCGCTATGTCGCGTCCGTCAACCGTACCACCAACTGTAATATTGCCTGTTGCGTCTAGCGTACTAACACTTAAAGGTGCAGCAGTGATTGTTAGATCGCCAGTGCTTGATCCTGTAGCTGTAGTTGTACCTACAATGAATGAATCAGCTGACTCATCCCAACCCATAAAGGCATTGTCGCCAGTACTACCACGCTCAATAACAATACCGCTGTCATTTGCGTTTGATGTAGCACCGTTGTTTAATTCAA